TCAGTCTGGATGTTTGCTGATGCGTTAGCTGATGAACTAGCTGTATAAACGTATGATGCCATCTTAGTATTCCTATATAATAATACTATTTAGTCACAATGGCATCTATTTAACGTCAAGTGGGCGGGCTTTTGTAGCAACAATAACAAAGTATTTTTCTGTCATTTCAACACGTTTTCCATCAGGATCACTTAAATCAGTTGGCATACTAATGTTAAATGAAAAATCTTGAAAAGTGTCAATGTTAAATCCTGTTCTTTGCAACAAAGCTGCTAATTGAGTAGCTCCTAATATGCTATAATGATTAGGATTAAATTCATGCTTTCTATCACAGTCAGGGGCAGGAACTTCAATATAAATTTTGCAGCCCTGCTTTAATATGCGATTATATTCCATTAAACTAAAAATAGGATATGGGCTATGTTCTAACGCATGACGTAAGAAAATAAAGTCTACACTTTCGTCATAATACCCGTCTTTTTGTGGTAGAAAACTTAAGTCATATTCTTTAATAGTATGACCCTTTTCTCTTGCGATTTTATTATCGCCTGGGCTTAAACCAACACCTGTTAAATTTGTATAACCGCGGCTTTTCATACAATCAAGGAAATATCCCGGACCTGAGCCTAAATCTAAGATTGCGCAATCTTTTGGTAAATTTAAAGGATCAATATATTTTTCTACAACTTGTTTTGTAATATTTTCATGTAATTGGCTATCACCTTCATCATAGATGTGTGCTGTATAAAGCCATTCGTTATAGAATTTAAGTTTAATTAAATCAAGGGTGTTGTTAATATCAATTAAGTTTTGCATTGTAATCTCTCTGTTTGAGATTACTTATTCTTTTTTAATTGCTTATTTTTATTTTTTGTACCGTAGCCAGGATGACCTTTCACTGGGCTTACTTTATGTACGTCATCTGCTTCGTGACTGCGCATATCATTGAGTTTTGTTATACGTCCAGCGCCGATCTTTTGAGCAGTTTTTTGTACCATTTCCATTTCAGCATCGCTGTATGCTCTTAGTAATGGATCGCCACCTGTAGCAGTTTTATCTTGAACTTCCATGTCAAAGTCGGGAGCACCTGCCATTGCTATACCAAAACGCCATTGCATATAAGGACTACCGCTTGTACGGTTCATACTAAGATCAGGCATACTTAATGCTCCGGGAATAGCATCCATTACGCCGTCAGCATATAAACTAGGGTCAGCGGCGTTATCGTGCAAACCTTCTCTTATAAATTCTCTTGCTCTCATATGTATATTTATCTTATATTATATTCTTTTGTTTTAACCACGGTTGCAGTACAGTCTCTGTATATTTTTGCTGTGCAATAGACGTGGGGTGATAATCATCTTCTAAACTATTTAAATTGAAACCATTTCATGTATGATATTTATTAATTCATTCCTAACAGATTTTTATATTGTTGAAATTTATCATCACGGTCTTTTACACTTTCTGGTTTATCGTGTGGGTTAATTTTTTTAGTTACGGCTTGTGTATTATTAAAATCTTGCACACTTGGCTCTATTCTATCTTTAAAGTATTGAACAGCAATTTTACTTGCTATATCAGGACGTTTTGCTAATTCAGGATGATTTAACAAGTCTATTTTTAATAGTTTACCCATACGTTCATAGTTGCCACGACCTGTTAATTGTATAAACCCACGACCTTTATAGCGTATAGCATCACTGGGGTGTTTGTTACCCAATGCTTTGCGCATTGGCACATTGTTCCAATAATTGTGTAGTAGGTATTTTTTATCACCTTGTTCTTCCATTGCCATAAAATTACCCGTTTCATGACTGGCTTGAGCTAGTAATTGAGCTATTTCATGACCTGCCATACCTGCTTGCTTACCAGTTTTAGCTAGGTAATTTTCTATTTTTGTTAATGGTCGTTGTGGTTTTGGTAATTGATGTTTAGCTGCGTAACCTTGCGGCATATCACTAGGCATAATATTGCCAGCTATAGGACCTCCTAATAATCCAGCCGCTGTAGCTAGTGCTGCTACTTTGTTTTTTAAGCCTTCATTTAACTCGCCCTTAGCAGAACCTATGACCATGAATCTGTCATAGCTAACTTCAGGATCAGACAAATGTTTGTCGCCTTTGTAATAAACTTTACCCAATGGAAATTGGTTTAATAGGTCATCTAATGTTTTTGTATCTGTTTGTACGTTACGTACATTGTTACGTGATTGTAATACAACTAACATACCTTTAGGTACGTTCTGTAAAAATTCTGGACCTGTTTCATTACAACTTGTATTGATAACTATACCTGGTTTTTCATAGACTACATCTTCAGCAGGTACACTTAATAGTACAAGTTTGCCCTCATCATTTAATGGTTGTAGTAATTTTTTACTAGCAAGTAATGATTTTTCATTGGGTTCAACTAATACTAATCTATCAAACTTGATGTTATGTTGTTGTAAAAATATACCTATGTTGCCATACCAACTACCTAGAGCATAGATAGTCCCTACATTTTTACCTTTTAGACCTTTGCTTAATAATGTTGCTAGCCAAGTTTTGCTAGTTACAAGGTCTGGAGTAAAGCTGCCCTCAAGACTATCAGGGCTAACTTCATTGATTTCTGTAAACTCAAATAGGTACATTATGTTGTTAATACTTGGTTAGCATTATTTGTGCCCAACGCTACAGTTGGGTTTTGTGTAGTAATTAATCCCAATGAAATGTTTGCGTTAGCAGGGATCAATTGATAGCCAATGATATGATAAAGCGTACCTGTGACAAACGGGTCAACGTTAAGATTTACATTACCTGAATCGTCTACAGTCATATCATAAGTTGTAAGTGGGCTACCTATAAAGATAGTACCCTGACCACTAAATTGTAGTGTAGTTAAATCATTTTGACTTAATACGGCATTGATTGTTATGCTTTGTGTGTTTGCCCCACTGTCAGTGCTGTTAATTTGAAATGTTGCTTGTGTGAAGTTATTTGCTGGCCAACTGAATATAGTTTGACTAGTATTTCCTGTAGTTACAGCATTGGCTAGATTATAACTGCCACCATTAAAAAGACTAGAAAAGTTGTTATTAATTTTCTCAAACGCAACTCGTAACGGATCACCTTGCCCGTCGTTTGGTGCTGAACCTACGTTAATAACTTGATATGTTTGTGTGGTCATGTTCTTTATCCTGTAACAGTATTTATGCTAAATACGCTTATGTTATTTTGGTTATTAAAATTCTTACCCGCACTATTAATCCATGGTTTCATGGGTCTTGCTGTAATAGCAGTACTTCTTAGTTTTATCCCGTTAATTCCCTATAAAATTGTATTGAAATGGGGTGGAATTGTTGCTGTTGCGCTTGGATTGTTCCTAGAAGGCGCATTATTAACCCAGCAAGCATGGGAAGCACAAGTAGAGGCACTACAGGAAAAAATCAAGATTAGCGAAGAAAAAGCAGCACAAATCAATACTGAAGTAGTAGAAAAACTTGTCACTCAAACACAAGTTGTACACGACAAGGGCGATCAAATTGTCAAGTATATTGATCGTGAAGTTACAAAAATTGACAATACTTGTGAGATTCCACCCATTGTTATTGCGGTACACAATGCGGCTGCTACAAATACTCCAATCGATGAGCAACCGTTAACACCAAATACACTAGTAGACACAGCAGGTCATAACGCAGCGGCGGAGCCAAAATGAAAAAACTAATCCCACTATTATTAATATTGTCAGGCTGTGCTACTGTTCCAGTAGAGCGTCATTTCCCTGAGGCTCCTGCTGAATTACAAGAACCTTGCGATAAGTTACAAACTATTGACACTCCACAAGTTAAGTTCAGTGATTTCTTAAAAGTTGTAACACACAACTATACTGAATATCATGTCTGTGCTGCCAAAGTTAAAGCATGGCAAGATTGGTATAAGTCTCAAAAAGACAACTTTGATTCTGTAAAGTAATCAACAACTCTGTCAGCGATAAACTCTACTTCACTATCTAATAGTTCAGGGTGTATAGGTAAACTTAATAACCCTCTACATAGCATTACACTTGTACTAATCATGTCAGGTTTTTTAAGATATCGTGCTACTTCTAAATTGCTTAATGGGTTTTTATAATGAATACGCACATCAATAGCATGACTACACAAATAATTATATAATTCATCACGCCATTCAGTATATATAACAAACTTCTGATCTGCGTGATCATTTTTATTACGACTTAGACAACGTATAGGTAAGTGTTCAAATCTATCAAGATAGTAATTACGAATCTTTCGTCTATGTTCTTGCCAATCATCTATATATCGTGTACGCACTAATATCTGCGCACAGTCTTGTTCACTCATACGACTATTGGTACCACTATGTGTATGTTCACCTTTAAAGTTACTACGATACTTCAATGCGAAATTGGCTAGTCCATCATCATTAGTTAATACTGCGCCGCCATTGCCACTACTTGGTAGATTTTTTGTAGGGTCAAAACTAACTGCCATTGGAGTAGTATCTAAGTATATGTTTTTATGAATCAACCAATGTTGTGCGCCATCTAGTATTCTACGTTTATGTAATGCGCCAATTGTGTATATTGGACTTGCTCCATATAAACCCACATGTACTTCAAAGATATTATGTTTAGGTTTATTCCAATCAATATCTTCTTCAATTAATAAACCATTTTTATCTGTGTCTGCTATTTCACATTCAAAGCCAGCATTTAGAAAAGCATTTAGTGTTGCTACATATGTAATATTTGGTATACGTGCGATTGGCTTAAAGTCATAGGGATTTTTAAACATCTCATAGTGTGCTATACATTCTAATGCTTGTGTACCGCTGTGTAGTGTTACTGCGTAATTATAGCCTGTACGCATACATAACCAATTTTCAAATTGTTCTGTATAGTGTCCGTCCATGTATGTGCCACTAGATAATACACGATGTGTAGCGTCTAGTAGTTCTTTTGACAGGTTACGATATTGTCTATCTAGCCCAAAGTGTGGGATTTTGTATGAGCCATTCATGGTATTTTGTTAATCCTGTTTTCAAGTCAGTGTTTGGATTATATTTTAATTCAAGTACTGCTTTGACTATATTTAATGCGCCACGACTTGGGTATTGATTGTTCTTATCTTTAATAACAATATTGTTATTGTTGCCAACTAGTTCTCGTATTAGTTCAGCACATTCATATATGGTTGACGCATTGCCGCCACTCATATTGTAAGTTTTGTTATTGCTAATATCAGTTGTACTTGCTGATACAATGCCATCAACTAAATCATCTACATAAGTAAAGTCAAGTTTTTCATCAACACCATTTACTATTAGGTCTTCACCATTAAGTGCTGATGTTAAAAATTTACTTACTACTCTGTCATTAACATCTAATGGTCCATACACAGCACTTGGTCTTATGATTGTATATTTTAAATCTGTGTTTTTACAGTAATCTTTAACTAGCCATTCACCAGACAATTTTAATATGCCATATGTACCAATTGGATTACACACACTGTCTTCTGATATATAATCGTCAAAGTCACCATAGACCATGCTGCTGCTTAAGTGTACAAATTTCTTAACACCAAACATCACACTGTATTCTAATAGATTAAGCAAGCCTTCAATCATTACACGACTGCCTAGTTGTGGATTAGTGTTTACTACTTTTTGTCTTGGGAAACTTGCTGTGTGTATTACAACATCAAAATTAGTATTGTCAAGTAGCATTTGTACGACTTTACGATTGGAAATGCTATTATAACTAATATGTGTTGTTTTAATTTTACTTTGACGTTGTTCTATTAAGTAATCTAATTCAGTTTCTGGGATAATGCCATAGTTGGTTTTTAAATCTAATATAACAACTTCATGTCCTAAACTTTCTAGTTTAGAAACAATATTGTGTCCTATAAATCCCAAACCACCAGTGACTAAGAATTTCATAAAATCCCATAGCTTTTAAGTAAACCTAAAAGATACAAACAACCAAATATTAAATTAGGATAAATCATAAATCTTTCACGCCATAGATTTCCTAATGTAACCCATAGTATAGCTGTTATTAGTCCACTCCATTTGTTGTATGGAACTAAGTCTGCGCTAGTAAGAAAAACTGTAAGTAAGCTAAATGAACTACCTGTCCATTTTACATACCAATCAATCTTTTGTCGTTTTAAAAAATTTATTATTCCCACTTTAACCTATACATCATATAATCAGTATCAGTAAACATAGCCTGTATAGCAATTTCATATCCCAAAAAATCTAGCCTAGGGTTTGTAAAAAATACACAATCTTTACAACGTTCCATAACCCATCTACCATGTTCTGTTTGTTGCCATTTATAAATAGGTTCTGCTGCAAATAATTTAGGGTCTTCTACGTCACTCATAATTAAAAACATCAAGTTAAACCTATGTACTATAACTTTGTTCATATTATTATAGTACATAAGTTTTTGTTTTATATCAATTTTATTGGTTAAAGTTTACCTAATAACTTATCAGTTTCAGGTTGCACAACTTTTGCTACATTTTCTACATTGAGAATAAACTCTACCCCAATTATTTCAGCATCCATTTCATTTAGCTTACGTGAAACTGCATCTTCAACTTGTTCAGGGATTAAACCTTGATTAAGTAGTTTTGCTATATTAATAGTTTGTTGACGCTTCCCGTGAAGTTTAATAATTAATTTTTTAATAAACTCCACAGGAATTTTTTGCTTTTCAACGTCTTCAAGTATATGTTCCCATTTCTTAATAAAATCTGGACTCATTTTATACTGTTACTTTTGTTTTTACCTTCTTGGCTTTTGCAACCTTTGTTTTTACAGGTTTGCTTTCAACCACATCACTACTTGGGTCAAGCATTGCTGCCTCTTTTAACAT